AGGTGTACCAGAGCCTTGACTTGTCAAAACTTGGCCTGCGAAACCTACACCAGTAAATGCATGAGCCGATCCATTTCCATAAACTACAGCACCCGCAGTTGGGCTTGCATTTGAGTTAGTACCGCCTTGTGCAATAGGCAAAATTCCACTTGTGATCTGAGAAGCAGAAATAGCTATAGAGGTGTTTGTGGTAGTTGTGATCTGGCCATAAGCATTGGTTGTAAATACTGGAACACTATTAGCCGCACCATAAGTACCTGCCGTCCCTACCGTAGCCAGAGCAATAGTACCGCTAGTAGTTATAGTTCCACCAGTTAATCCTGTGCCCGCAACAATAGAGGTAACAGTACCAGTATTTAGAGTGTTTGATGATGCAGATGTAATCCTTCCATATGCATCAATTGCAAGAGTAGGTGCAGTGTAATTGCCTGCAGTTACGCTTGTAGTAGCCAGAGCAATAGTTGGATTACCGCTTGATGCATTGCCATTAGTAACCGTTATTTGGCCAGATGTGCCAGTAATCGTTGCTTGGCTAACTGTTGTACCGTTGATTGTGACCAAACCTGTACCTGAAGTAGAGGCAAAGTTGGCCAAAACACCAGTTGTAGAAATTGTAGGATTACCAGAAATACCGTCACCATTGGTGATAGCCAATCCTGATCCAGTAATAGTAATTGTTCTGTTGACTAGCGTTGTTGCGTTAGTCTTAACTTGTATGCCTGCGCTAGATGTCACCAAGGACAGAGGAGCACCAGTCAAATTAATGGTAAAAGTTGACCCTGCACCACCGTCAACAGTAGTAATTCCTGAACCCGTAGCTACATACCGACTTGAACCCAAAGCACTTGTGTTTTGAGTCATCAAGAATGGGTAAGTAGATAGGCTAGGAGTCGCTTGAATAGCGCCCGTAGTGGTTTGTACAGTCTGACCGTTTTGAACGACTGGTACAGCTTCAGTGCCTGTTAGAGCACTGGCGTATGGAAGTTGTGTAATCGTTACATTTGCCATGGTGTCATTGTCCTGGTGACGGACTCAAGGTGTCCAAGTTGCCATTTGTCTGTGGTGTTTGAGTGTTCTGCTCTGGAGATACTTCCCATTCACCATAACCAGTCGTTATTATCGCATCAGGTATTACCGCAACGCTATCATCTGGACGAGGAAATCTAATGTTTATTCTCTCGGTTTTTCTAGCGGCTAGACGGTATGGGTCTTTTTGATCTGCACAACCTTGGTCACAAACACGGAGGCCAGGGAAATTTGGATCATTCCTCATCACCGAATGGGCACGTTTCATCTTGCATCTGTCGCAGATTGCAATAGATAAAGTTGCATTTCCAAGGGTGTCTAGGAATATTCCCATAATTACCTTGTATAAACTGAAATATTCGGGGCAAAATACTCTGGTGACTTGTCCCTTTCCTCTTGCTCAACGTCATAGAGGAACTTGTCTTGCATCTTTTCTAGATACGCTACCCTTGCCATATCTACAGCAGGCAGTTCTAAGCTCATTCTGTGCGCTAACATGAAGATAGTGGCCTCATACCACCTTTGAGGTATGGCAAGTTGTCCAGATAGCGCACCAACGTCTTGAATATAGGCTGAATACCATACAGTCATTTGAATAAAAGACGAACTAGGCACTGGCCACAACGCCAAAGTTGGCTGATTGATCGTTCTTTCAAAGTAAAACTGAAAAGGTTGGTTAGCAGTGAAGTTTTTGTTGGGTAAATTGGTGTAATCATCACGATTTAAGCGAGACATCTCGATTTCACGTGAGTTATTACCAAAATAAAGCTCATACAAAGCCAAAGTAGTACCATTAAACGCTTGAATACGGTAGTACTCAACATTTGCTCCAGGGTCTATATCTTGCCAAATCCACTGACCATTGGTGACCATGACGTTTGTGGCCGTATACAGCGTAGTCCAAGTTGCATTGTCGCTAGAAGCTTGTAAGTAATAGCTCCAAGTCGCTGTTCCACCACCAGAAACATAAGGCAAAATGCCAATAGAGCCTATGTACTGAGGATTGTTTGTACCAAAATCAATAACAAAGTTACCGTTTGCGCTTGATTGTTGGCAATAAGTCGATGTGTTGTTGTCGTATAGGTAGGAAGTAACTCCACCTGCACTAGATGAATAGTTGCCTGTAGGACGTGCCATTTGGCGATACAAGACGTTTAGAGCGTCATTTGCACCATTGGGCAAGTTGTACATATACTGATTGGCATTCAAGCCTATAACGAGCTTTTGGATGGCAAAGTACTGTATTCCTCTGTTCATCATGTTGGACAACAAGAAATACAAGTTCTCACGTGCGGCTATCTGCTGTTCAGAAGTAATCTCTTCAGCCAGTTTTCCACAACGACGAACAGCATGGTCTATTACCGTCTGGACGGTTACGACTGTTTGACCTGTTGTACCTGAGAATGCCATGTTTTTCCTTTACCACCCTGGGCAGTTCCATCGTTTGAGTGATGCTTTTGCTCTTGGTGCGTCGCCTGATGCGTGTTTTACTACACCAGACATTCTGGCGCAAAATGAATCTTTGCGTGAGCCACCTTGAGGTTGTGGAGCCTTTAAATGGCTTCCAGTCTCACGGTTGTACTTTGCCCTACCCTTGGCAGTCAACCCCGCTCCACGCTCAACTGAGAGCTTCTCACCACGTCCTATGGCTAAAGATGGGCCACCCTCTTTGTGTTTAGCCGTTTTAGCTGATTCAACGAAAGCTTCAGCAGTCGGTGCGCCCTTAGAGCCGACCTTACGCATCTTTTCATGAGAGCCATGGGCTATTCTTTCTTGTTTTTTGTGGATATTCGCATAAAGACCGTTCTTCATTACCAACATCCTTTGTGTTTTGAATTCTCATGATGCGTGGAAACGTGACCTCCATGTGCTTTCTTGGCGTGACGTTTCTCACTGTAGGCAATTGCTAGGGCTTGCTTTTTAGGCTTGCCTGCCGCTAATTCAGTTTTGAGATTTTTGACAAAAGCTTCTTTAGATTTGGATTTGATCAATGGCATGATTATGTACCTGTTCCAGTGACGTTATTACTGTTTTGAATCAAATAACCACCTACATAAATATTGGCAACAAAAGGGCTACCAGTATTTGCAATCACTTCAAACTGAATATCGGTTTTTTCTGTATGAGGAATTGGACAAGAATAAGGAATATTGAGAGATTGAACAAAAGTTGTTTGGTTCAATAAATTAACTTCACCGCTTACATTGTCTTTGTTGTACTCAGCATATTTCATGTAATTGCTTGATGTAAATCCAATGCTTGCATCAGCTTGGACATATGCCAAATAGAATGTGTACCCTGCAGGAACTGTGTACAAAGACATTTGTGTCTGTCCTATACCTGCGGCAATTTTGGCATAAGTAGTTGAACTAATCTTTGCTGTAATGTTGCCTACATTCAAACCATTGGTGGTTGTCATTAGGTTAATACGCAAAAATGATTTTGTAGTGGTCACATTTGTTGTGCCATTCATCGCAATTGTTTCTGTAATTGCGTTATATCCAGAATCTAATCCTTGGATTTGTATGCTCAGTGCAGAAGTGTCTGATGCAGAGTCACTGACTATAGTAAGAGTTGATGCTGAACTGGGGTACGCATATGCTCCACCAGATAATGTTAAACCTTCCCACAATGGGCCAAGTGCAGTAGAACCAACAGTCGTACTATAACCAAAAATATTAAGCGAACTGTGACCGTAAATTTGACCCCGAGCAACTTGTAGATCAAATGGCTCAAATTGTCCTTGTCGGGTAATTGACGAAACTATTCCATTACTCATGATGTATTCCTTAAAGAGTGGGAGCCGTAGCCCCCACCTTATTTAACGCTTAATACTACCACCATGTTTTTTGGCTGGCGTGACTGTCGTTGATTTCTCAGTTTTAGTCACACTACCCGCAGGTGGAGTACCAAATCCCATAGCATTTTTTACCATATTAAAACCACTGGTTATAGGTTTTAACATCATATTACGCATTGCTATATTGTCGGCTTTATCTTGTTTTGCAACAGAATCATAGCCTCCATGGGATTCATCAGTAGTACCACCGCCATCAAATCTTTTTACATGGCCACCTTTTTTAAAGGTGCCAGATAATTCATTGATGTGTACTGGCTTAGAACTAGGCTTGCGGCCTTGTGGCATGGCCACAGCAGAACC